GTGGCTTCTTTATCAGTTTGATAAGTGGTGCAAGTAGTTTGTTTGGAGGCTTTTTTGCAGATGGTGGTAGACTTGGTGCAAACAAGTTTGGTATAACAGGCGAGAATGGACCTGAGATAGTTACAGGACCAGCAAACATAACACCAATGGATCAAATTGGTGGAGGTCCAAGTGTAACCATAAATTTAAACACAATAGATTCAAGAAGTGGCACAGAGTTCTTATTAGAGAACAAAGCAAATATAGAAAATATTATACAACGTGCATTTAACAGACGTGGAAAAGAGGGTATGGCTTAATGAAATCAATATTTACATATCCAAATAATTCAGGTGATCATTTTATAGATCCAAATTATGTTGGAAGTGATACAGAAGGTTTACAAAAACGTGTCAAGGACATGAAAGATGGAAACTATAAAACATTAACAAATGGCAGTAGCATTGGTACAGTTGATCAACTTATGGCAGGTCTAAGTAAGTTTAACAACAACCCTGCTTTAGAAGAAGATTCAGGTAACAACACAATATACAAATTATGGGAACAACCAATACTTGAAGGTAGTTTAGAATTACAATCAGGTAGTTTTAAGGTGGAAGGTGCAGGTACAAGCACAAAAACAGAATATACAATAACTTGTGATCCTGCCGGCGGTGGCAATCATGGATTCTACGAAGGTACAAAAGTAAGACTTACAGTAGATGGTACAGCAGGTAGTACACACAGTAGACTTGGTATTGCGGCAAATTTAGATGATACAGAATTTTATGTTAAAAAGATTGATGCTAATACAATTCAACTTGCAACAGACAGTGGTTTAAGTAATATATTAAAATGGTATGGAAGAGAATCAGCAACTATATCAAGTGTTACAGCAACTGGTCCAGCAGTATTTACAGACAGTGGCGGACATGATTTAACAGTAGGCACAGAAGTTGTACTTTCAGGTGCAAACGGTGATATAGGTACATCATACAACGGACGAACATTTTATGTTAATAGTGTAGCAGGCAATGACTTTACACTTTCATTTGATAGTGCAAGAAATCAAGACTTAAATTATCAAACATTACAACAAGTAAATGGTGAGAAGTTTGATTTCAATACAAGTGATAACAACATTATAGTTGGTATTGATGATGCTACAAGATATCATGACGGTTCAAGACTTGTAATTAGAAATCTTGAAGACTTAGAAGATGTTGCGGCACTTGGCATTGGTGTAACAGCAACAACTATTACAGGTACAACGCATGATGATAAAACTGGAGATCATTTTATTGTAAACAAAAATGGAACAAAAGTAGTTTTCTTACCAAACCCACCATCAACAAGTTCTCTTGGAGTATCAGCACACGTATGGGACAATTCAAGTGGAACTATTTCATACAACACAACTCTTGCAGTACTTGCAGGTAGTGCAGGTGTCCAAGATGGTTCATATGGTGGTTCAATGGACGACAATGCAGATACAATTATATTAGGTGGTCCTGGTTTAAGTATAGATGATACAAGTATAAATGTAGCAAATGTAAAAGTATATCAATTAAGCAGTGGTTCATACAGTTTATTACAAACAATAACATATCAAAACAGTGGTACAACAAAAGAAACATTTGGTAGTAGTATTGATGTAAGTAACGATGGACTAACAATGGTTGTAGGCGATGCTTATGCAAATGGTAGTTCAGGTAAAACATTTGTATACACAAGAGCAGACAAAGCAAGTAACTTTACATTACAAACAACATTACTTGATGGTGGTCAGAATGTTGCAATAAGTGGTGATGGTTTAACACTTGTAACAGGTAATACTGTACAAGCAAATCCAACAAGAGTATACAAATATGCAGGTGGTAGTTGGAGTCTTGTTTCAACACTTGTAGCATCACAAACAGGTGCACCAACTGCTGGTAGACAAGATTATTTTGATTTAAGTGATGACGGTTCAGTAATTGCTACAGTACAAGAATATGACGTAGCAAGTACCAGTCTACCTGATTTCTTACACTATTTCAAATACAACGGAAGTGATGATTATGTATTAACAGACACAGTAAGACACACTCCCATTGGTGTAAGACCAGGAGCAAGTTCAAACAACGCAACCCGTTATGTACAAGTAAGCAGTGATGGTAAAGTAGTTGCATTTATGCACAACATTTACGATATTTTAAGTGACAATCTTATACACAGACAAGGTTTTATAGATAATATTAACGCCAGTGGTGGTGGTGGTGATTTATGGACCACACAATTTGGTGGTACAGGCGCAGATCAAGAAATATTTACAGCAAGAAGACTTGATGCTGATGAAAGCAATTATGCAGGAAAGTTTTTTCATATAGATACAAACAATGAAAAATATATGATGATTGCTTGGTTATGGCAGTATAATGGAGCAGATCATAGTACAACAAGAAGTTTACACAACACTCTTGATATTAGTTCTCTTGGTATAAGAAGTCAAGGTTTGTTTATGAAATATGTAAGTACAAGTGGCGGGCGTGACTTTTATAAATTGTTTACAAACGCAAGTGGTCAAGACACTATAACTGGACAAACTTTACAAACAGAAGCAACATTTACTGGTGATGGTCATTTAGCAGGTAAGTTTAGTAGTACAAAAGATCTAACATTTAATTACCCATTAAACATTGGTTTACCAGGTGTTGCTACAACAACAGGTACTGTTTTAGAAACTTTACCAACACAAGGTTCAAATATTATACCAGTGTTAAACATTGCAAGTCACTCCAGTGGTGGTGATCAAGGTACTGCTCAAATAACAGTAAGTAACACTGAAACACTTAGATATAGATTAGCAAGTATACAGTTAACACACGGTGGACAAGGAGTTACGTTCTTGCAACAAACAGGAGCATCAACATTTGTAAACAATGCAGAAATAAAAGAAGAATTTTTTAGGGCAGGTAGTCAATCAATTGACGCATCAAACTTTGGTCCTTGGCCAAGTGGACTAACTGTTGGTACAAACTCAGACGGACGTATAACAGGCTTTACAGGTTTCAATAGTGAATTACCAGGTAAGTTCTTTTACAGTGATGATATAATGTTTACACCACAAACAGTGGCAGATACTTATAGTGCACCAGCAGTAAGTTTAGCATTACAAGAAGATGTATTTGACATGGACCCTGAATGGGACACTTTGGGTTACAATGCACTAAAACAATGGCCAGATAATGTGTTACCACAGAGTGCAACAGTAACATACAATCAACCCAATCAAACAAGTATAAGTCAAGGTGGTACAAAATATGTTAGAAACTTTGGTGTTAACAGATGGCAAGTAGAACTTACATACCCACCGATGACAGCAAGTGACTTTGGAGTTTTTAGTAGTAGAGTACAAAAAGCAAAAGGTCAATTTACACCTTTCTTCTTAAACATTAAAAAGAGTGGTACACCTTGGTTGTTTAAATTTAATGATCTAACTTACAGTAATGTACGTATTAAAGAAGGTTTATCAACAGGTGGTACACAAGTATTACTTGAAGGCTTTGCAACAGACGATGTACTAAAAGAAGGTAGTTTGGCTATTGCAGGTACAATGGCAAATGGTAACATACACACTATAACAAATCAACCAACTGCTAACAAGTACGGTGAAGTAAAAGTTAGATTTGCATATGCTACACAGTCAACATTAAGCATAGGTGATTTAGTTTACATGAAGCCTGATCATCTTGTAGTAACACTATCAGAAGACGGCTTTGAATATAATGTTGATACAACAGGTAATTACTTTGTAACTGTTAAATTTGACTTAGACGAGTGGAAAGCATAATATGGCAAATAGAGGACTTACAAGTACAATATTAGCAGAAGTACAAAAGACAGCAGTAACATATGTTGACTTGGTTTTTATTGATGTCAACGGTGGTTACTATCTTACAAATCATCAAAATCCAATAGTATATGATTCAAATACATATCAAGCATTTGGTCAATTTTTAAGTTTTGATACAATAGAAGAAAATATTGCATTTGAAATACCAAACATAAAAATTTTAGTTAGTGGTATACCTGCATATGATGACAGTAATGATAATTTTGCAACAACAATTATTGGTGCAGATTACACAGAGAAAGATGTAAAGATATACAGAAAATATTTTAATGAAGATGGCACAGACATAACAAATGGTGTTATACAAATGTTTGAAGGTACTATACAAGATGCGGCCATAGTAGCAAACAAAGAAAGTTGTAGTGTTGAAATAACAACAGCAAGTCATTGGGTAGACTTTGATAGACAAAATGGTAGATTCACAAATGAAAATAGTCAAAAATCTATTTCGGCTTTTAGTGCTGATGACGGTTTGCAATTTTCAAGAGATGTACAAAAGGAAATAGAATGGAAGGCTTAAAAAGTTATATAGCAAAACATAGATTGCTAAAATATGAATTAGGCAAAAACGATTGTAATTTGTTTATATCAAGATGGTATGATAAGAAATACAAAACAAATACAACAAAAGATATTGAAGGTAAGTATTGGGACAAGGAGTCAGCCCAAAAATATTTACAAGAAACAGATAACACAATAGATTGGTTAAAACGTATGGGTTACAAAGAATGCAATGAAATTAGAGATGGCGATGTAATGACAAGCGGACACGAAGATGTAGTTGACGAAGGGTTTATAACACCTTTCTTATTTCTAAATGGGTTAGTATACACAACAGGCAAGAACGGTCTAATAGGTATAAAACCAAGTAAAATAACAGAACCCACAGTTTGGAGGACACCTTAATGGCAATTAAAGCGGCATTAGTGGTAGCACTTAAATCTGCGGCAGTAAAAATGATAATATCATTTGCTGTTAGTGCAGTTGTTGGTCAAATATTTGGCGGCAATGCTCGTAGAAAAGCAAATGCGGCAAGACCAAGAAGTTTAATGGTCAACAAAAATTCAAGCAATGATCCAATACCAGTAATTTATGGTCGTAGAAGAACAGGTGGTACAAGAGTTTTTGTTGGTACATCAGGTGGTGACAAGACTCAAAGTGGAAATGCAGGTAAAACAAACACACTCAATATGGCATTGGTAATGTGTGAAGGACAGATGGGTGATCTAAAGAAACTTTATTTCAATGATGAAGTTATATTTGATGGCACACTAACACACGGTAACAGCATTGATGGTTCAAACGATGTAGACGGTAACAAGTATGAAGGTACATATACAATACAGTACTTTGATGGTAGAGATGATCAAACTGTAAGTAGTGTATTGCAAGACAGTATCAATGAAGATGGTGGTGAAGAACCTTGGACAAACAATCACAGATTAAGAGGTATTGCATACTTGGGTATAAAATTAACTTTTGATGCAGACAAATACAACGGTGGTGTACCACTTATCACAGCAGAAATGGATGGTAGAAAAATTACATCAACAGCAGATTATACAAGTACAGTAGATGGTGCAGATCAAAACCCTGTAGATGTACTGTATGATTATATTACAAACACACGTTTCGGCAAGGGGCTTGATGGTAGTGCAAGTGGTAGAATTGATAGAACAACATTTACAAGTGTAAGAAGTGAAATAGGTAGTTTTTATAAAATTAATGGTAGTTTAGATACAGATATAAGATTGTATGAAAACATACAAGAAATACTTGATGCAAGTAATTTGATGTTGATATACACAAATGGAAAATACACACTAAAAGCACGTAAACAAAATGAAAGTGCAACATACACTTTTACACAAGATGATATATTAGATAGTATGCAAGTAAATATGCCTGATAAAAAGGCTAAGAAAAATAAAATAACAGTAACATATCCAGATGCATCAAGTGATTACAATTACAATGAAAACATCAAAGTTGTTGAAAGCAGTAGTTTCTTAACAGCAGATAACAATGCTGTACTTGAAGGTAGAATAGAATTTAACTTGATAACAGATAGTACGTTGGCAACAAGTTTGGCAACATACAAAATGAATGCAAGTAGAAAAACAATGACAGTTAGTTTTGAAGCACCACACGTAAAGTTACCAGTAGAATGTGGTGATATTATTAGTATGACAAATGCAGACTTTGGCTTTAGTGCCAAATTGTTTAGAGTTTTGCAAATGGAAATAACACCAACCAATACATTGAGTATAGTCGCACAAGAGTACGACAGTAGTATAGAGTTAACATAATGAGTAAATTAATATTTGGAGCAGGAACAAGTTTACAAGCCTTACCGCAAGGTGCAGATATACAACCATCAATAAGACTTGACAAGTTAGCAGATGTAGATCTAACACCAGATACACTTGGCGCAAGTCAAGATGGACATATATTACAGTTCAGCAATAGTGCAGGTAAATTTGTAAATGTAGCACCAACAACAGTTCAAATTGTGGAGGTTGACGGTGGAACTTACTAAAGATCAAAGATGGATGTTACACAGGGCTCTTGCAGGATTATACAAATACAGCCCAAAGTTTAGAGATATACAAGTATACAGAAGCATAAGTTTATTTAGAAAATCACCAAAAACATTACCAGATGCAAAGGTTTGTTTTGCTATGTATGAAAAAGATTATATAATTGTTTGTGCAAGTACCAAGAAGTGGGACGAATTTAAAAATGCAGATATAGTTTGGTTTAATGACAGTACATACACAAAAAGTGTTGGTAGTCTTAGATGTGCCAGAGTAAGAGATGCACAAAAATATGCAGAACAATGGATTTCTAATAAAAATAAAGAAAAAACCAAAAAAAAGGTTGCAATTTAATCTTTTTGTGTTATACTAAAAGGATAAATAATAATAGTAAACAAGACATAGTTCTTTTATATCCTTATAAGTTAAAATTATATTTTGTTTATTAGTAAGACTGAGATAAATTGGTCGTAAAGTGTTTGCTCTTTCAATGGGCATCAATCAATTGTTTGCACTTTACAAAACGTTGCGGACGCACAATTCTTAGTTATTGTGCCATACTATGGGCCAATACTTTGTGTAAGTTACACAAAGTCTCTCCTTCGAGTGCAGTTTTGCCCATGTTTGGTCTTACGCATTATTTTGTTAACGAGTGTTAACAGGGTTGCGAGTGCAACCCACAACACTTATTTGTATACATGATGTATACAAATCTTAGAAAGGAAATACTATGACAAATACTAAAACAATACAATATACAACACACAAGGGCGGTAACGCCGAATATGCAGGCATAACAAAAAGTGAAACAGACTTTGTGCTTGAAGTACTTCAACAAGGTTTATATGCTTTGCTTGAAAGATCAAATCATGATCTAAATGTACAAGGTGACATACACCGACAAGATAATATATTTCGTAAGCAAACAGAAGTAAACAACCGTACAAACAACAGTATGAGTAGTTTTCTTGCTGGCGTTCTTACACAACATCTAAATGCAAATAAATTAGGTAAGAAAAAAGACTTTAGTACAAAGCAATTACCTGGTATAACATTTTCAACAAAATGTTTTAATCATATAGACAATAAGTTTCCAATTATTGAATTTGAAGATGTTAAAAAATCAACAAGAGTTAATGCTAAAAGTAAAAAATCAACAGTTGGTAGACTGTTTGAGTATAATTAGGAGAAAACAATGAGTTATAAATCAGCAAGAGAAAATAAATTTGAACAGTGGTGGAAGAAAAATCATCACAAAAAACAAGGTCAAGTATGGCTATGTAAGAGTGCAAAAAGAATTGCATTTGCATACAATTTGCACCCAAGTGCATTTGATGACATAAGAATTATAAACAAAAGATTTTTTAGCAGTCAACATATGAGACTTAAAAAGAGTGAGGCTTGGAAATTATACAAATTGTGCAATCCATTGTATCAAGAAAGATTACAAAGATTACAAACAACCGCAGAACATCTTGATGCACTAAAAAGAGACAGCGGAGATGGGTTACAACATCCATTGTGGATTGGCAAACCAAAACAAAAAAAATCATTGAGTGAATTTTTAAGTGGCAAACCAGACGATAAAACAGTACCATCTGCACAAGATATATTAGACCAATTAAGAAAACGTAGAGTAGTAAATGGTAAGTTTAGATATGAAGATTATATCAATGATTATGGTAAAGGCAATAACACAAGATTAGCAAATGATTTATTGAAAAATATTGATATAGTTGATCTTGTAACTGAAGCAATATTTTGGGGCATGGATAATCATGATGCGTATGGAAAAAATACCAAAGATGTAATAAATTGTAATACATTTAGTACGTTATTTAGATTATTAAAAGAATTGGATTTAGCAGAATGATATTAGAAACATACCATGCAGAACAAAGGCTCAATGGAAGTTGGATAAAAACAACTGAACATGAAGAGTTTGACAACCGTGAAGAACTTGATAAGAAGTTGATGATATACAAAATAGCCACTAACTTGGGTTATAGAGTATATGATTGTAGTTGGAGTACATATGCAAATGATGCCAACAAAGACCGTTATATTGTAGATGAATTCTGGGACAAAGCGGCAGTGGTTGACAAAAAAGAAAAATGAGGTTATACTATGGACATAGATAAAGAATTTGATGACGCTGTAGAGCGACATGGTCGTATATATGCAGGCATACACAGCATTGAAGGCAGAGAAACATTTATAGAGACACTAAGAATGTAT